CACACGGCTGGGGCAGGGTGCCTTTTATTATACTTAAAAACAACGGCAAAGGAACCACAGACCTTGAGGGAATAAAAGATCTTATTGATGCCTATGACATGCTGAGCAGTGAGGGTGTTAACAATCTGACTGATTTGGTGGAGCTTTACTGGGTAATTCAGGGGTATGGCGGTGAAACTGCAGCGGCCATCGCAAAGAAGCTTCAGATAAACAAGGCAGTACACATAAATGACAATGGCGGCGCAGTTGAGGCAAAGCAGACAGAGCTTAGCATGGACGGAAGGCTTGAGTTTATGAAGATGCTCAGAAGAGATATTTTCCATTTCGGGCAGGGGGTTGACATTGATGTTGACAGGCTTGGTAATGCACCGAGCGGCGTATCTTTGAGATATCAGTATACTTTGCTTGATTTGAAGGCTGACAGTGTATCAACAAGGCTTAAGAAGGCAATTAAAGAGCTTCTGTTTTATATTGTTGAGGACTACAACCTTAAAAACGGTACTGAGTTTGACAGCGATGATCTGAGGGTGAGCCTTAAAAAGAACATGATTACAAATGACTATGAAATAGTTCAGATGATTAACATGAGCAACGAGCTTTTAAGCCGCGAGACACTTTTGAGTATGCATCCTTTTGTTGAGGAAATAGGCAGCGAAAAGTATGAAAGCGGTATTTAATTATTATAAGTTAAGGATTTAAAACCCAAATCGAAGTGTCGGTTCGATTTGGAGAGGAGGAGCAATGAAATGAATGAGCGATAATAGTTACTATAATCGCGAATGATATGGAATTTGCGACGACGAGGGCGGAGATGGCGGGAAAAACAGAAAGGAGAGTGTGAAAATGACATGGCTTAAGGAAATGCTTAAGACAAGAGAAGATGCCGATGAGCTTTTTAAAAATATTGAGTATGAAATTGAAAAGCGATACGGTCAGGGTGCAAAGCGTATTAAGGACTATGAAAGAGAAATAGGCAGGCTTAAAGACGAGATTGCATCTGTGAAGAAAGAACATGCCATAGAAAAAGAAATTATGGCGCAGGGCGGCAGAAATGCCAGGGCAATAAGAGCTCTTATTGAAGATGACATGCTGGAAGTTAACAGCGAAGGCAAGATTGTTAGAATGGACATTGAAAAAATCAAGAAGAGCGATCCTTATTTATTTAAGGAATTGAAAAACGCGGTGGAAGGTTCACCGGAAGACAAGGGCAGCAGAAAGAAAACAGAAAGAAATGTGTTTTTTGAAAGTGCAAGAAGGGCTGCGGGAATAAAAGGTTAAAAAAAACAAAGGAGGATTATTTAAATGGCAAACAGTATTGAATATGCAAGCAGATTTCTGCCTGTAATTGATGACATTTATAAAGAGCAGAGTGTGACAGAAGGCCTTGATACAAACACTATGGCTGATTTCAGCGGTGCAAATGAAATTAAAGTGCTTAAAGTGGAAACAACAGGTCTTGGCGATTACAGCAGAGTGGGAGGTTATCCGACAGGCGATATTATTGCAACATGGGAAACAATGAAGCTTACTCAGGAAAGAGGTAAGGAAATTTCTATTGACAGAATGGACGATGAAGAAACACTTGGTGTTGTATTTGGCACAGTGACAGGCAACTTCATGAGAGAATGGGTAATTCCTGAAATTGATGCGTACAGATTTGCAAAATATGCGTCAAGCGAAAACATTGACAAAGTAAGTGAAACACTTACAAAAGACAATGTTATGGAAGCTATTGACAGAGCCGTTATGGCTATGGACGAAAATGAAGTGCCTCAGGACGGCAGAGTGCTTTTTGTGAACAGTGATTTAAAACCTGCATTAAACGGTGCTCTTTCAAGACAGTGGGGCAACGAGGATGTTACAAACACTGTTATTAATGGCTACAACAACATGAGAGTGGTATATGTTCCAAAAAACAGATTTTACACAAAGATTGACATGAATAACGGCGATGGTGCATGCGGCTATACAAAGGCTGAGGACGGCAAGGAAATTAACTTTATGATTGTTTATCCTCAGGCACTTGTTCAGGCAAAGAAATTTGTTATGCCTAAGATTTTTTCACCTGATGAAAACCAGAAGATGGATGCTTGGCTTTTCCAGTTCAGACTTTATCACGATGCGTTTATTTATGAAAACAAAGCAAAAGGCGTTTATTTAAGCGAAAGAGCATAAAAAAGAGGTGGTCTTAAATGGACAGGGAAAAGAACCTTGAGACTGTATCTTTATTGTGCGGAAAAGAAAGTTATGATGTAAAGATTGAGTTTGCTTATGATTATGCTGAAAGTATTATAAAAAACTACTGTAATGTGGACGATGTGCCTGCGGAGCTTGAAAAGACACTGATTGATATGGTCTGTGAGCTTATAAAAATGGGCGCGTATGGCGAAGAAGGAATAGGCGGTGTTGTTAAACAGCTTAAAGAAGGCGATGTGAGCGTAAGTTTTGGCGGCAACGGTGAAAGTTCTTTGTTTGGCATGAAGGATTTTGAAAAACAGCTTATGGCATTCAGGAGGCCGAAATGGTGATGAAGATGACGGGAAGCGTTTTGAAAATGCTGTTTAACGGAAAGTGTGACATTTACAGAGTTGATGAAGTGACTGATAAGCACGGCATAACAAGGCATGAATTTAAAAAGATTTATGGCGGAAAAAAGTGCAGAATCAGTTATTTATCGGCTAAAAATGCGGTGGAAAGCGAAACGGAAACTAAGGCAAAGCAGACAGTGAGGATTTATTTGATGAGGAACTGTGACTTAAGGTGCGGGGATATTGTTGACATTGAACAGCATGGGAAAAAAGAAAGATACAAAGCCTGCGGTCAGGTAAAGGTTTACAGCAGTCATCAGGAAGCAGAACTTGAGATTTACAGCGAGAGTATATAAAAATGAATGAAATAATTAAAAATGGTATTGCCGATGCCATTAAAAAAGAATTTGGCGATGAATACAGCATATATGCAGACAGTGTGGAACAGGGAATAAAGAAGCCTTGTTTTTTTATTTTGAATGAAAAATGTACCTTTGACAGGCTGTTGGGAAAAAGAGCGGCTGTGACGTACAGATACAGGATTGAAGCCTATGAAGAAAACAGGGAAAAGCTTGAAAAAAATCTTGTGGGATTGTTTTGCTTTCTTGAAATGATTGAAACGGAAAGCGGCAAGATGTTTGGAAGAAACATGAGTTTTTCCATAGGAAAAGACAAAGGTATATTTGAAGTAGAGTACAGATGTGCTGTTATGTTTAAAGAAGAATATGAGTATATGGAAGTTTTGGAAAGAGAGGAAGTGTAATTATGGCGCTTGGCGGTGGTATGTTTTTAACAGAAAACAAAGTCCTTCCGGGAAGTTATATTAATTTTACGAGTGCTGCAAGAGCAGACGCATCTTTAAGTGACAGAGGTGTGGCAGCAGTTGCTGTGGAACTTGACTGGGGTGTGGAAGGTGATGTATTTTGCATCACAGCAGATGAATTTTTAACTGATAGCAGTGAAATTTTTGGGTATCAGTATACAGATGAAAAACTTAAAGGTATCAGAGATTTATTTAAAAATGCTGAAAAATGCTATTTCTACAGAACAAATGGCGGCGACAAAGCAGTATGCGATTTTGGTGCGGCAAGATACAGCGGTACAAGAGGCAACAAAATTATGATTGAGGTGGCTGCAGAAGAAGAAGAATTTGTGGTGGATACATATTTTGACGGCAAAAACATTGACAGTCAGAGAGTATCTTCATCTGCAGAGCTTGAGGACAACGCCTATGTGGTATTTGACAAAGCTGCAGCTCTTTTTGCAACTGCAGGTGTATACATGGAAGGCGGTGCAAACGGCACAGCCGGAAGCGGCAAGCATCAGGAATTTTTAGACAAGATTGAAGGGTTAAGCTTTAATACTTTAGGATGTGTAAGTACAGACGATGGTATCAAAGACCTTTATATTGACTTTACTAAGATGATGAGAGATACATATGGTATCAAGTTCCAGACTGTTGTTTACAAAAAAGCAGCGGAGTATGAAGGCGTTATTAACGTTGAAAACAAAGCTATTGGCGAAAATGAAGCTGAAAACGGTCTTGTATGGTGGGTTACAGGTGCAAGTGCAGGCTGTGAAATTAACGGAAGTCTTACAAACAAGGTTTATGACGGTGTTTTCACAGTGGATATTGCTTACAAGCAGAGTGAGCTTGAAGATAGCATCAAGGCAGGCATGTTTATGTTCCACAGAGTTGGCGAAAAAGTACGTGTACTTGAAGATGTGAACAGTCTGACTGAGTATACAGCGGACAAAAACGAAGATTTCGGCTTTAATCAGGTGGTAAGAGTTGTGGACCAGATTGGTAATGACATCGCTGTATTATTTAATGAAAAATATCTTGGCAAAGTGCAGAACAACAATGCCGGCAGACTTGCCTTTTGGAATGACATTGTGACATATAACAGAGGTCTCGAGAGAATCGGTGTTATTGAAAACTTTGTGGCAGATGACGTTGTGGTGGAAATGGGCAGCGACAAGAAGAGTGTAAGAGTTATTAATCCTATTGAAGCGGTATGTGCAATGAGCAAGCTTTATATGACAGTAATTGTGGAATGAGAGAGGTGAAAAAATGGCTACTATTATGAATGTTAAGGATGCTATAGCTGCATCTCTGGCAGAATGTTTTGTGACTATTGAAGGCAGAAGATATAATTTTATGCAGGCTATTGACCTTGAAGCAAAAATGACAAAGACAAAAAAACAGGTGCCTATTTTAGGAAAGACAGGAAGAGGCAATCGTTCATCAGGCTGGAAAGGAACAGGCAAGGCAAAGTTTTATTATAACAGCTCTCTGCTGAGAGAGATTTTATATAAGTTTAAAACTAACGGCGAGGACTTATATTTCGATATGCAGATTACAAATGAAGACCCTACAAGTGATGTTGGAAGACAGAGCATTATTCTTAAGGACTGTAACCTTGACGGCGGAATTCTGGCTAAGTTTGATGCAAATTCCGATTATCTTGATGAAGAATTTGAATTTACATTTGAAGATTGGGAAATGCCTGAAAAGTTTAAAGTTATAAGCGGTATGTAATTTTAAGCCGCTGCAATTAGTTTGGATTGCAGCGGCTTTTTATTTTGGAGGATGACATGGAGCTTGAGTTTTTTTTGAAGCAGAACAGAATTAACAGAGAAAATGTAAAGTATGCGGCAAGTGAATGTTTTTGTGAAGATGGAAAGGCTGTGTTATGGGAAATAAGAGCTGTTGATGCGGAAGATGACATTAGGCTGAGAGAAAGCTGCATGAAAAAAGTTTATGACGAAAAGGAAAGACGCTACAAAACCGTGTTTGACGGAAGATTGTACGGTATGAAGCTTTGTGCGGCTTCTACGGTGTATCCGGACCTTAAAAGCGCTTATCTTCAGGAAAGTTATGGTGTGTTTGGTGAAGAAAAGCTTCTGGGGAAGATGCTTTCAAGCGGTGAATATGAGAGATATTTAGCCAAGGTTCAGGAAGTAAACGGATTTTTGAAAAGCAGTGCAGAGCTTATAAATGAAGCAAAAAACTGATTGCGGAGGGCAGCTTTGATGTGGCGCTTGCCTGCTGTGTCCTCCGAAGATGGGGAATGATGCCCGGCGAATTTATTAAGCTGGGCAGAGAAGAAAAGGCTTTTATAGCAGCATTTATTGAATATGAAAAGGAAAGAGAAATGAAAAGCAGGAGGTGACTTATGTACGAGGTTTATTTGGATGAAATACTGTTTCCGGTGGCTCCGGAGAAAATTACATACAAAACAAAAAGCAGAAACAATGTTATTGAACTGATAAACATGGAGGAAATAAGCCGAATAAATACCGGAGGATTGACAGAATACAGTTTTGATGTTCTGCTTCCGGGAACAAAAGTGCCTTATGCAAAATATTTATCGGGATACATGGATCCCTATGTTTATGTGCAGGAACTGGAAGAAATAATGCAGAAAAAAAGACCGGTTTTATTCAGTTTTGTGAGAAAAAAACTGCCTAACGGCAGAAGGTCAACTTCTATAGAAAAGACGGTGACGCTTGAAGGGTTTTCGGTTACGGAAGCGGCAGATGATGGATTTGATGTGCGTGTTGGAATAAGTTTGAGAGAGTATGGTGCGGCTGAAAGTGTGAAAAGAGAAGCTGAAACAAGTTTTGTGGTTATGGATGAGCAGAGAAACAGCAAAGAGACGGCCGCAACTTATATAGTGAAGGAAGGCGACAATTTGTGGAAAATATGCAAGCAGGAACTGAACGACGGAAGCCGAGCATATGAAATTGCAGAATTAAACGGCATTAAAAATCCAGACCTAATATATCCGGGGCAGGTGATAAAGCTTGAGCAGAGTTAGGATAGAGATTGTGAACAACGGGGCAGTATATGAGCCTGTAATTGTGGACAGATGTGAAATTGAGCTTTGCAGAAGCGGATATGCCGGAAAAGCAATTTTCAGGGTTCTGAAGGACAGGACAATAGATTTTACAGAAGGAAATGAAGTAAGCATTTTTGTAAATGATGTTAGTTTCTTTAAGGGGTATGTTTTTACAAAGACAAGGGACAAAGAGGACATAATAACCGTTTTGTGCTATGACCAGATAAGATATCTGAAAAACAGGGGGACATATACTTTTGATTATAAAAAAGCTTCGGATATTGTGAGAATAATTGCGGGAGATTTCAGAATTGAATGCGGAAACATTGAAGACAGCGGATATGTGATTGAGATGAGAACGGAAGACAACAAAACTCTCTTGGATATTATTCAGAATGCCGTTGACATTACATATGAAAATACCGGAAAGCTGTTTGTTTTATATGACAATTTCGGGAAACTGAGTTTCAGTGAGGCAGGAAAGCTTGCATGTAATTATCTGGCAAGCAGAAAAACCGCAGAAGATTTCGATTATTCATCGTCTATTGACAAAAATGTATACAACCAAATCAGGCTGACTCTTAAAGGAAGAAAAGGCATTATTCAGGAATATGTGAAAAAGAATGATGATGATATTTC